TCCTGAATATCGCCAAAGGCAACAAGGTTTTCAATGGTTCGCTGAATTGCTTTCGTGCTTCCCATTTTGTCAAGGCGAAACGACGCAACCGAATTTAAACGAACTTGTAAATATTTATACTGCAAAACGCCGTCATAATGCATTTGTGGAACAATCATTTTATATTTGTGTTGCAATTCTTCGGAAGGTTTCAAGAATTCCTTTATTACTTTTTTCATATCTTGAATTTGTTTAGTTTCGGCTGTTTCAATACCAACTTCGCCTTTTTCGAATCTGTCAAGCAAGTTCTTTACGTCCTGAACAACCAAGTTTAAAGCCCAACTTGATTCAACGGTTGTAATTGTGGGGTTATATGGATTGTTACCAACAGCAATCAACGCGGCAAGCTTCATTGCTTTAATGTGCCCCCGGTTCCATAAATGGCGCATTACTTCGTTTTGTGCCCCGTTTATTTGCGCGTCACAATACAAATCGAATTCGTCAAATTGTCGTTTGGCTTCGGGGTCCGTTTCAACATGAATTGATTTATGCGAAGCCGAAAGCATTAAACAATGTGCGCAAAGCGTTGAAAGCCTTTCAATTAAATCAAATGACGGTACGGCGTGAATGTGCGCCGGGTTTAAAGGCGGTCTTATGCCCCTGTATTCAATCGTTGTAAAGCGTGGAAGCAAACCGCTTGCAATCATGCCTTCAGAAAGTATTTTATAAAATTCTTCCGGCGTTGATTCACCTAACATTGTAAAGGCGGGCGCTAAAACCGGTTCAGTATTCTTTAAAGCTTCGCTGTAAATTGTAGGTCTTAAAACTTTTCCTTCGCCGGATTTGTTATATAAATCAAGCAACATTCGGCGCAAACTTATTTGATTACTGTTTGCATTCCATGCTGACATTTCCTGAAGCTTCAAACCAAATTCACCAACAAGCGAAACGAAACAGGGCGAAGTTTTAGCCATATACTTTGCCAGGGCTTGCGGGCTTGCAATTTCAGCCGGGCCGATAAATTCAACAGCAGCCGGAACGGTTCGAATGATCGTTGCAATTAGCTTATCAATACCGCTTGCAATGGCTTCTTTTCCGGTTCCTGTTGGCGCAAGCAAAAGCACGTATTGATTTAGCCCGGTTCCTGAAACATTGTAAGCCCGCCCGCAAATTCCGGCCATTAAACCAATTGCACCGGCTAAAGCAATTTCAGGGACCGGACGCGGCGCGGCGCTATGCATGAAGCGGGCAATTTCACCAACAAGGCCGGGCGGCACCGTGTAAGGGTTTTCTTTGCCAGTTTGGGGAAGGGCACAGTAAGGGGCCGGGCGCGTTTGACCTTCAGGCGGCAAATTTGGAAGCCTGTTTTTTGTGCAATTTTCCCTTTCTTCCTTCCGGTCAATCAAAAGCGCGTCAATCTGGTTTTTTATGCCGTCAAAGTCAATCGGCGGTAACATTCTGTCAAAACTTCGGTTAATCATGTAATTACAATAATCGGCGCGTAACGCTTTAGCGCGTTGACCTAAAGCCGATTGACGAAACAGCCTTGTTATCTGAAAACGGTTTTGCGTATAGAATGCGATAATGTTTATATACGCAAAATCGGCTTCAGATTGCGAAGGATAATAATCAGACCAAGCGCCGTTATAAAGGGCAATGAACTTTTCACCGTTTGCAGCCATTGCAGCCATATTTAAAACTTCTTCGTCTGTGTTCTTTTCTTCGCCGTCGCCCTGGTACGTGTAACAGGAAACGCCGCCGCCCATTTGTTCAAACAGCAAGTTTAAAAGTTCGTTGCGGTCTTCAATTGGTGCGTGTTTGTAAACGTTGCCGGTAAATGTCATGTAACGCGCTGAAGAATATATTTCTATTGCGCTTCTTCTTCGCCCTGATTGAACTTTACCTTTAACCCAAATGTGCAAACCTTTACCAGACGGCGAACGTTCCGAATATGAATTGAATTCTTGAAAAACTTTTATTTGCCGGTCTAATATTTCTTGCGGGTTTTTATGTTTATATGTTCCGTCTGTATTTGTTTCGTAAGGGTCGTCAAGGTCGATACATGCAAACGGGTCGTTTTCGGTTAAAACAAAACCGACGCCCGAAAAGTTACCCGAAGCATTAACAGCAGCTTCAAAGCTTCCCCAGGTTTCGGAATTCGTCACCGAAGCAAGCGCCCCGGTATGTGGGCAATATGGAATTTTTGTTGCTTTGCCTTCGTGTGTTCCTTCAAGCTTCCAGCAAATCCATTGCGGAACTTGTTTTAATTCATCCGGTATATTTGAAAGCATTTAAACCCGCCTTGAATAGAATTAAATTAAAATCTTCTTTTTGCCTGTTAAGAATTTATAAAGGGCTTCAATTCTGTTAACGGCGGGAATAATCTTTTTCGGCTTTCGCAAGGTTTTCAACCAACCTTCAGGAAGCCCGCTTAAAGATGAAATTTCTTTAATTGTATGCGTTTCAAGTTTCTTTTCAAACAATTCCAGGGTTTTATCTAAAATTTCAGATTCCATTTTAACACCTTTTGCGTTTAGTTTTGCAGCAAGCTAACACGGCAACAAAAAGAACACAAGTAAAAATATTTACTTTTTATTGTTGACACGCGTTTTTTATTCGGTTATGTTATGCCCACAATTCAACAGAAAAGAGTTTTGACAATGGCCGGAATTGGTATTTATTTTAATTGCAGCGGTTGCGGAAAGATTCGACACGCGCAAGCAATCGCAAGCGGCAATTATTCAAAATGTTCTGTTTGTAATACGACGCAATTGATAACTTTAAAAGATAGAATAATAGGGCATAACTCAATTAAAAAGGTTAAGAAATGAGCAAAACGGGTTTAAAGCTTGATAACGGAAAGCAAGAATGGTACGCAATGCCGCTTGAAGTTTTGGAACTATTAGCCGACGTTTTCAACGCGGGTGAAAAGAAATACGAAACATTTAATTGTTTAAAACCTTTTGAAAATTCAGACCGCCGATTTTATAACGCGTCAATGCGTCATTTAAAAGATTCGCAAATTGACCCGCTTTCAATTGACGAAGAAACCGGTTGTTATAATGGAATGCAAGTTGCATGGAATATGATACTTCGAACATATCACGCAAAAAAGAAAAAAGAATTCGAAACTACAAATAAAAAGATTGACAACGTTTAGTTTGTCGTTTATAGTCAATTCATAAGCTGTTAAATAAAAGTTCGAAAGGGGTTTAAAAATGACAACCGAAACGCGCAAGTTGAACGAAGACGAAATAAAAATGTTGTTTGCAATCGTTGAAGCCACAAAAAGAGAAAGTTTCATTTATACATTACCCGCCGTTCATGCCCCGCTTATGCAACACGGTTATGTTGAAATCAACCCCGACATTATCAACGAAAACGGCACAGCAACCCGCGCACTTAAAGAAGGTATTAAACAAGTTACGTTGCTTCAATGGGAAGACGCAAAAGCAACGCTTGAATTTGCCAAAGCTGAAGAAATGCGTTTAAGAAAAGAAGTTGTTGACCTGTTTGCAGACGAAAGCAAGTTAAAAGGAACTGAAAACGTTGAACTTGAAGACGGCGCAAAACTGAAAATTGTTAAAAAGCTGAATTACAAGCTTGATTCTGACATTGAAAAAGTTGAAACGGCGCTTGATAAAATTGAAGCTTTGGGCGCTGAAGGCAAGTTTATTGCTGACAGGCTTGTTAAATGGACTGCCGATTTATCCGTTAGCGAATACAACAAGCTTGAAGAATTGGGCGAAGACGGCGCAAAATACAAAGCTATTATTGACGAAGTTCTTGAAATCAAATCAGGTGCGCCAACCGTCGAACTTGTTGAACCGAAAACGAAGAAATAAATTCAATTGCGCCGGGCGGTTGTGTTTGCGCCGCCCGTAAGCCGCTAACGATAAACAATTAAAAGGAGAATTTAAAAATGAAATTCACTATAGATCAAATAAAAGAAATTCTCGAACTTCACAAACAATGGTTAAATGACGAAGAAAACGGAAAACGCGCGAACCTTTACTGCGCGAACCTTTCCGGCGCGGACCTTTACTGCGCGAACCTTTACTGCGCGGACCTTTACTGCGCGAACCTTTCCGGCGCGGACCTTTACGGCGCGAACCTTCGCAGCGCGAACCTTTCCGGCGCGGACCTTTCCGGCGCGAACCTTTACTGCGCGAACCTTTCCGGCGCGAACCTTCGCAGCGCGAACCTTTCCGGCGCGAACCTTTCCGGCGCGAACCTTTCCGGCGCGAAATATTCAGAAACAGAAATTCTTGAAAAATATTTGTCAATCGGCCCCATTGGAAGCAGAAAGGACTATTTGCAAGTGTTTGTTACTGATAAACAGATTGTTTTCAAAGTCGGTTGCTTTAGCGGTTCTTGTGAAGAATTCAAAGCGCAAATTAAAAGAACACATAAAGACAACGAACACGGCAAAAATTATCTTGCCGCAATTGAATTTGTTTCTGTTATGGTGGCAAAATGAACGCTTCGCAACTTAAACCAGCCGGAACACTTGCCCAACGCTTCGGCGTAAAATGTGTTGCATACGGACCCCCAGGCGGCGGCAAGACGCCGTTAATTAACAGCGCCCCGCGTCCTGTGCTTATGGCAACCGAACCCGGCCTTTTGTCAATGCGTGGTTCGAACGTTCCAACATGGGAAGCGTACACGCCGGAACGAATTAAAGAATTTTTTGACTGGCTGAAGTCTTCGAATGAAACAAAAAATTACGATACTGTTTGCATTGATTCGGTTTCACAATACGCTGAAATTGAATTAACAAAACAATTGAAATGCAACAAAGACGGACGCAAGGCATACGGCGAACTTTCCCGCGCTGTTATGGAAGAAATGAACTTTCTTTATTTCTTGCCGCAAAAGCATATTTTTATGCTTGCCAAAGAAGCCAAACACGAAGAAATTTCAACTTCATTTAACGGCCCTGTTCCTGTAAGCAACACCGTTTATAAAAAAGTTCCTTTCTTTCCCGGTCAAGATTTAAATGTTAAGGTTCCGCATTTGTTTGACGAAATTCTTTATATTACAAAAGGGAACGTTCCAGGCGTTGCCGGTCAACAAAAATATATTAGAACGCTAATGACTGACGAAGTTTTAGCGCGAGACCGAAGCGGGCGGCTTGCGGAATATGAACCGCACGATTTAGCCGCATTATTTGCAAAAGTAATGTCATAATAAAAAGGTGGTGATAAAACATTGTAAACAGATTCAAGAAAACGTTTCAATTGCTGTAACAAATCAACGGCATTAATTGCCGAACTTAAAAGGAGATTTAAAACAATGGCACAGCTTAATTTTGACGCAAGAAACGTTGACCCGACACAAGGCGCGGGCGGGCTTCCTATTTCCGGCCCTGAAGGACACCCGGTAGTTATTACGGCAAGCGAAATCAAGCCGACAAAAGACAACGACGGCGGTTATCTTCAGCTTGATTTGCAGATTATCGACGGCCCGAACCGTGGCGAAACCGGAACTTTCCGGCTGAACCTTTACAACAAAGAACCGAAAGCCGTTGAAATAGCATACAAGCAGCTTTCCGCAATCTGTCACGCAACAAACATTTTTCAGGTTGCCGATTCGTCAGCCCTTCATAATCAGCCGTTTCGTGTTGTCGTTTCAGCGCAGAAGAATGACCCGCAATATACCGAAGTTAAAAAAATTCTTGACATTGCGGGCAACGAACCCGGCAAACCGCCAACAGCACAGCAGCAGCCCGCCGCAAACGCCTTCCAACAGCCCGCACAGCAGCAACCCGCGCAACAGCCTTTTCAGCAGCCAGCAGGGGCACCGGGCGGCTTTCAGCAGCCAGCACAGCAACAGCCAGTTCAGCAGCAACAGCCGGTTCAGGGTGGCGGGTGGCAACAGCCCGGCGCGGCTGTAAATCAGCCCGTTCAGAATCAGCAGCCAGCAGCGGGCGCGGGCAATTGGCAGCAAGGGGCACCGGGCGGCGCTGCCCCGTGGGGTCCGAAATAATAAACCGTTTGTAATTCAATGAAGAAGCGGGCTTTAACCGGCCCGCTTTTATTTTAAAAAGAAGGGGAAAGCGCCATTATGAACGCACAAATAACAAACGCGCTTCCTGTGCCTTTGTTTTGCGATAACTGTTGCAGCGAAAATATAAAATTAATTCCCGCCCCAAAATATCACGGCAAACATGAAACACAACTTTACGCCTGTAAAGATTGCGGTTCGTCTGTCGGTTGTCACCCTGGAACAATAATACCACTTGGAAGAATGGCCGATAAAGAAACGCGCCAACTTCGCGCCGAATTGCATTTAACTTTTGATAAACTTTGGAAAATGAACTTTTTTACACGTTCGAAGGCTTATAATTGGCTTGCGCGTGTATTGAATATACAAAACGATTGTTGCCATGTTTCATGGTTGAATAAACATCAACTTGAAATTGCAATTGACGAAGTTTGTAAATATCTTGCAAACAATCTTGAAACTTTAAAGCGAAGGCGGGAAAAAGCCAATGATAGAAACAAGCGCAGTTTGGAACGTACCAAACGAAAAATTAACAACCGAAAATCAAACCGTTGACCTTTCAAACCCTGGAATTCGTAAACAACTTGCAGTTCGATTGCTTGAAGATATTGACGAATTTTGTTCAAACCATTACGACGACGGCCCGCGTTCACATTTGGGCGCTTCGCAAATTGGGCACGAATGCAGCCGTTATTTATGGTTTGCCTTTCGTTGGATTGCCCACAAAAAGCACAGCGGGCGAATGCAACGCCTGTTTCAGCGCGGGCACCTGGAAGAAGAACGTTTTGCCGAATACTTGCGCGGCATTGGCTGCAAGGTTCAGCAGTTTATGGAAGGCGAAGAAGAAGGCGACACAATAGACAAAGGCAAGCGGCAAATCAGAATTAGCGGCGTAATGGGGCATTTTGGCGGTTCGCTTGACTATTTAATAAACCTTCCTGAAAGTTACGGTTTGCAAGAAGTTTTGTTTTTAGGCGAAGGCAAAACAAGCGGGACCGGTTCAAAGTTTACAAATTTAATGAAGTTCGGCGTTCAGAAAGAAAAGCCGCAACACTTTGACCAAAAATCAATGTACGGTTACAAGTTGGGCTTGAAATATGGCATTTATATTTGTGCTAATAAAAACGACGACGATTTACACGTTGAAGTTGTTGAATTGAATTGGAAGCGCGGCGCTGATTTGGAAACAAAAGCTGAACAAATAATAACAGCGCAAACACCGCCCCCGAAGATTGCAAACAGCCCGGCTTTTCAATCTTGTTCGTGGTGTGATTTTAAAGACGAATGCCACAACAACAAACCAATTCTTAAAAATTGCCGTTCTTGTATCGCTGCAAAACCTGTTGACAATGCCGAATGGTTATGTTTAAACTGTTCGCAAGTAATACCGAAAGATTTTATTAAAACAGGTTGCGAAAGTTGGAAGGCGATAATATGAACATACTTGCTTATATATTGGCAATGTTAATGGTTGCGTTTTCAAGTTTCCTTCTTTATTTTTATTATGAAATAACTGAATTTTGGCCGCGTTTCTTTATTGTTTCGTATATGATTGTTTACGGCGCGTTAATGTGTTGGAGTTCGCGCAAATGAAACTTCGTTACTATCAAGAAAACGCTGTTAATTCAATTTTTGATTACTTCAGCCAGAATGACGGCAACCCGGTTATTGCAATGCCAACCGGGACCGGCAAAGCTTTTGTAATTGCGGCGTTTCTTCAACGTGTTCTTGGAATGTGGGCACGTCAACGCATTATGGTTTTAACGCATGTTAAAGAACTTGTTGAACAGGATTATGCCGAACTTATGAAGATTTGGCCGAACGCCCCGGCGGGTGTTTATTCAGCCGGTTTAAACCGTAAAGATATAATGTTTCCGATTATTTTCGGCGGCGTTGCTTCGGTTGCAAACGTTGCTGAAGCTTTCGGGCACCGTGATTTAATTATAATTGACGAAGCGCACTTGTTAAGCCCTAAAGATGATTCGATGTATCAAAATATTATTGCCCGGCTTAAAGTAATAAATCCGTTTATAAAAGTTATCGGCTTAACTGCAACGCCTTTCCGTTTGGGTCAAGGTTCTATTGTTGACGAAGGTTTGTTTACTGATATTTGTTATAATGATTGCGAAATGGAA